CTTTCCCGACGAAAAAACCAGAGAAACTCTGGCGTCCTCACTGAAGGACTCGTCGTTCCAGTTACCACCATCACGTCTCCTGTAGCTCTTTGAAGCGTGCCCGTTCGGGATATACGGACTCCTCTGTCCGTCCCAGCCCCGAGGCACGTTGGCTTTAAGAGCTCGTTTAAACATGGCTAAGTGTTCCTCACAAGCAGGCTCAACGGGGCGTAGACGTGCTTCTTTCCAGGCACTGATATGCTCCGCAAACCGGGGTTCGCAGAACTCACAGCAGTCTGTTTCCAGCTTTGCCGATGTTTTAATCGACAACTCATCCTCCAACGGTATGGATTCTGAGAACACTCCACGGATAGCGGAACGAAGATGACCGCATTCGATCCGTGGGGGCAGGGGTCTCATAGGAATTAAACCGCGTTCCAACATGAGGAATCGCACGGCGGACCTGGCCTGCCACATTAGCCGGGCGGAAGACTGGCACCCCTCATCACTGAGGAGCGTGTACTTCCCGTAACTTCCCTTTGTATTTTCTTTTTCGTTAAACGCCAGGGTCAGCGTTGAAAAGTCGATGGAGCGGTGCTCGGGTACATGACACATCGGTCGGGGGCCAAATTGTGATACACCCCAACCAGATAGCGCGGAAGCGCACCCGAGACACTCTCCATCGATCCCTTTATTTCCTTTTTCGTTACACGCTGGGCTCCGCGTGGCCATTTTACCGATGGCTCGGGCGTTGGAGCGTTGCTTTTGTTTAAGGTCGCGAACGCAACGACCGTGTCGTCCTGTGTAGGATGAATCCACCCCGGCTTCCCCGCCCGGACCGAAGTCCTTTGGAGGCTTGCACTCTAGGGGGCATCCCAGCCGGGTAGCCACTTGGTCCAGTTGAACCGGGTTAGGGTTCAGTCCAGCCGTCCCCCGAGGGGGACCACGTGGGAGTCCGGAAGGGAGCTTGCCCCGGGGGCTGGCTCCGTCGGGTGAAGAACACCCTGGACGACCAGAAGCAGGACAATGAGCGTGGTTGTTTGCGTTTTCGATCATTGTACTTCTTTTTTTCCTTTTCCCTGCTAGCAGCTGGGAAGTAGACCTCCCCATTGGTAAACAACGGGGACAACAATCTGGGGGACAGACGAAGCTTTGTAAGCAGTCCACACGGGACCTTAACCCGGCGATGGAAAGTAAATCCACCCACCTTGTTGCGCCACTTCACCATCTGTCCTGGAGCCGCAGGATCCACATAAAGAAACAAATAACTCGAGGAGAGCCACTCGTAACCCGGCGCGGGGCACCGTTAAATGCAGGCGTGGCGTAAAACCCACGACCCCGGGGTCTCATCCACGCGATGAGCCTCACGGGTAACGGTTCCCGTTAACTCCAACCGTTTCGTGATTGGTTACGCCTATTGAGGTCTACCACAAAGGTATCCAGTCGTCCCCTCCTTCAAACCCATCTCCTTGCGTTAAGCAGATCATTGATGAGCGATCAGTCGGAGTCGCTGCAGTGGGGATACGCAATGTAGTTTTGTGATACCTGATCAGATCAACGAGGGCGTTGATCCGTGATCCATCATAGACTAGCGTAGTCTCCGGATAGAGGACGTCTAGAGCTGACGACTCCTCAGTGATCAGGGCTGCCATTCTTTCCTTCTTCCAAGCGGCGGCGCAGCAAAGGAGTACTACTTCCTTCTCCGCCGTTGGTTTTTGTTTCCTTATGTCCCTTAGCGTGTATTTTCCGCGGACAATTCCAGTCCGGTGTTTCCGGAGCCGACGAGTTGCCTCGATCGACTCCTTCCACTCCTTCCTTTCCTTGACCGCTCGGACGCGGGACACAATGGCCTCAACCTCTTGCTCGCGCGAAAGATCGTATCCCTCGGGACGTTCTACGATCGGCATGAGGTTGGGCGGCTGTGGTCTCCCTGTCGAAGGTCCACTTAGCAACGCTCGCTTTATTTTCTTGTCCTTTAAGCAAGCGGCCTGGCAGACGTAAGGCACACAGTTCAATTTCTTGTCAGCCTGTCTCGCAAGGACATTGGCATGACGCCGTACGAGGGATTTAAAGCCCTCTACGGTAACTGTTGCCTCATAAGCGAAGCCGAGCACGTCATCGACGGTCGACTTCATCTTCAGGGCGCCGCAATTTGTTTTCTTCTTCTCCTGCCCCTCGTCGAAAAGGGTTGAGTTTATCTCTGCCCTACGACAGTCGATCATACTCTTTTCTTTGTTCACCACCATACCCACTTTCGTTGCATTCGCGGATAGGCGGGACATCAGAAGGGTCTTCCCTTTCCTTGGTTCCCGGAGAAGTAGATCATCGCCGTTAACGATCAGGCGATGACTCGTCCACTCTTTGAACGAGATTTTCTTTGTCAGGAGTAGGTCGGTGAGTGAGAGGTCTACCAACGTCTTATTGATCAGACAGAGCAAAGGGAACGAGAAAACGCTCCCCATAGGCTGGCCCGTGAAGCACTCACGGCCGTCTATCCGAAGTCGACCCAAGACGTCTAGACAAGCTGACTCATCCTCCGACAACCCCCACGCTTGCTCTTTCAGGACCTCGATAGCAGCACGCACATAGTCAAGGCGGATATTGTCGGTGGCGGATGAGTAGTCTACAGACACATACTCACCAGCCTCCTCCAACCTCGAAATACGCGCCGCGGTCGGCGGCCCCTTCAGAAGCCATCCCTTCCGTGAGAGGTGTGCATACAGGGAGTGATGGATGGGTGTAAGGACGGCGGTGTTAAAACTCGAGTAAAGAGTAACCACCCTGGGCTTTCCCGACGAAAAAACCAGAGAAACTCTGGCGTCCTCACTGAAGGACTCGTCGTTCCAGTTACCACCATCACGTCTCCTGTAGCTCTTTGAAGCGTGCCCGTTCGGGATATACGGACTCCT